CTTGGGAGGGAAGACCCTCAAAAAACTTCTCTACCTCACTTGGATTTTTATCCATATATTTGCGCTCCTTTCGGAGAATAGTTAACTAACTTTATTAATTTCACCCTTTCCAGGGACTCTTTCCTCTGTTGAATAGTTTTGAAGATATTCAATAGCGGATTGGAGAATCTGTATGCTATCTTTCAGATTACCCAGTCCGATATTGCAATTGTTACATAGTAGACCCCTGACTTTTCCCGTCTTGTGGTCGTGGTCAACACACAACACCTTACCCATCTGTTTAACTTTACAGATAGCGCATAGATTTTCCTGTTGTTCAATCTTAGATAGGTAATCTTCCTGCGATAGGCCATATGTGGACTCTACTGAATTGATTCTCTTTTGTAACTTATACTTTCTTCGCATCTTTCTATTTGCTGGTTCATTTTCTGCTGTGTAAATCCATGTTTTGTTCATGTAACACAGTTTACAACACCAGTAATACCCATCTGGATATTTTTCTAATGCTGACGGTGATGTTAATTTCTTAAAATCTCCTATAGGAAGATACAAGTTACATTCGGGACAATGCTTCTTATTATTCTCAATGTTCATATTATTTTGATTAGGTTACTAATCGCCAAGCTTTTAAGGGATATGCTTTACAACCCATCAAACTAACTCATCAAACGCTTCAACTTTGCTAAAGGACTCTCACCTTTAACATCAGTCAACTGGCCACGAAGCCTTCTCTGTCTATCTTGAACAGTCGATTGCTTTTTACCCATTTTCTTTTTAATAGCACGTGCTGGTGCGCTGTCGTGCTTGTATACATTCTCTGGGTCGTGTTTTGGGTCTGGGTGTGACATATTATTTCTTCTTAGATTTTAATGCTCTCTCTCTAGCATTCTCACCACTCTCATAATGTCTCTGTATAACGCTTTCTGCCTTATCTGAATCTTTGTTATTGGAGTAGGCACTGTTTTCTATTCTCGATAACTTTCGGCCTGCTTTCTTAAAAGACTTTGGTATCTTTCTAATACCTGATTTGAGGGCTTGTTGTCCTCTTTCTGCTTTTTCGTAGTATTCCATTTTTATTTACAGTTACATTTACCTTTCTTACAGTCACTACATACTCCTTTCTTTCCAGCTAAAGCCTTCGACTTGGCTAGCTTGACTGCTCTGTCTGCTATACGGTCTTCCTTTGAACCCTCTTTATATCCGAGTTTCTTATCAAGGGCTTCATCTAGTTTTGAGTTCTCGTATGACATATTAGTGTTTATATATATTACCTGTAATGTGTGACTTGCCCTCTCCGACCTTTGCTATTTTGTTCTTAAGTGCCTCTTTCCTTGCGTAAGCCTTATGTACTAAATCGTTCTTAGCCTTGTAACTATCTGCAAATGGGTTTTTCTTCTTAGGTTTGATGTCTTTCATGTTATTTACATTTTACTGTTTTTAATAGCATTTTCTCTACTATTTGGAGTCCAATTTTTTAATGTTCCGCCATGTTTATCAAATCTGTAATGTCTGGCACGTGATTGATGTATCTTAGCCTCAGGATATTTTTTAGCTAATTCATTTCTTTTGTGTGCGCTGTCACCCATCCAATGCCGACCAAACGTCTCCATACGCACCACATGCTTACGTTCGTTTTCTTGTTTGTGTTTTAAGTCCGACATGTTATTTTTTAGTTTTATTAATAGGTTTCTCTTCTTTTTTCTCTGGCTTCTCACTTGCTAACTTAAGTTTCAATGCGTGCTCGTCCTCCTTATGTTTTAACTTTTGCTGGTGTTCTTGTTCTTTCTGGGTAAGGGCTTGTTTTGTTGTGGCTTCCTTGATTGCTAGACCTTGTTGTGCTTGAGCTCCTTGTATTTGATTTTGTTGTTCTGCACCTTGTTGTTGGGCCTGCATTTGACCTGCTTGAGATTGCTGTTGCTGTTGCATCATCTGTTGCTGGGCTTGCTGGACTTTCTGGGCTATCTCTGGGAAGTTAATCTGCATATAAGTCATTTTATCTACCATCCAAAGTGTTGCCTGTTCGGCAGCGGCTTCGGCATCTGGGAAGTTTAATCTTGTGAAGAGGGTCTTAGGGTCTAGTATTCCGAGTTGGAATAACTCTTTAGCTTCAGCGGCGATACTAACCTCATCTTTAGGTTGCATTGAGTTGGCGGCCACCGAGACTACCAAGTGTCTGCCGAGGTCTTGAGAAGACAGAGTGATGTACTCCACGGCTTTCATCTGGCCCATAATTGTTGCAAAGTGCTTGTCGTTGTAATAAACGTAATAGAGTTGTGTCCACCAGTTAAAGACATTATCGGCGAATTGCTCAATAGCATCGTTAATACCTCCAGCTATGCGTGAAGAATCGTGTTGCTCGTTCGCTACAATGCCCGTGGCGAGGTTATTTGGCTCTGGTGGGGTAGCGGTCAAGCCAAGTGTACCAAAGATGCTTCTGAGGTCATTTTTAGAGACTTCGAGTTCATCAAAGAAAGCCGGTGCAAGTCCTTCTGCTGGTAGGGTGTGGATAGCGTCTGCAATAGGACCTCCAGACGGTACAAGTATCGGGTGGCCCTTAGCCATACCAGATGAAGCTTGTTTAGCTGTTTCCTGTGTGAAGTTGTTCTCTGAGAATACGGTTGAGTTGTTGGCACGTGAAAGGTTGTAATCTATTTGCTCTGTTCGGCGTGATACACGTCTCTGGTTAGGAATGTTCTGTTCAATGAGTCCTGTGACATCGTGAGGTTGCTCTCCTAGTGAGAATACGGATAGGAAAGTATACGGCTTCATCGGTTTAGCGAAGTGGTTCTTGCCTTCCTCTCCAGGTGTCTCGTTGCCTTCTTCATCTACTTCAGACTTCTTACCGTAGTTAAAGTGTGGGTTCTTGTTTTTATCGAGAATCTTATTCTTGAATGTGTAGAAACAATACTCATCAGTCCACCACTCTGTATAGGTGACTTCTGTACCCATCTTGCCTTCACACATAATTGTGACGTACGCCTTGTGTTTAGGGAATAGTTCTATGAGTTCATTGGCCGTGACAGTAATGCGTTCTCCAAGTGGGCCTTGATAGTGACCGTATGGGTCAATGAATCCCTCTGGGTCAAAGATAAAGTTGCGTGGGTCTCTAACGCTTGAAGTAATCTCTTGAATATCATTATCCCAGCCGTGCTTCATTATTCCGAGGAAGTAGATTGACCAGTGACGAACTACAAGTGAAAGCTTACGGCGCAATACTAGGGTATCGGCGTGATACTGGAGCATTGTCTTAACGTCATTTGAAATCTTATCTCCTTCCTCTGTGTTGTCACAAAATACTACTGGTGTTGGGTTCTTAGATAGGGCGGCAGGTAGGAATGTTTCCTCAGCTTCAAAAAGAAGGTTAGCGGCAATCGGCTGGCCATCTGTTGTGGCCCATTGGCTTCCTTCTTTTTGTCTTCCGAGGTAATAGGTTTTGTTTGCTTCTTGGCGTTTCTTTATTGCTGTCTCATAAGGTGCATAGTTGAGAGTCCACTTCTTTGCAAGGTTAAGTAACTCGGAGTCATCGAGTTTGAGCGTGAGTTCATCTTCATATTCACCATCAATTCCTTCCACTTGGTTAGAAGCACCCATAACAATCTTATTCATCTTGCTTCCGACTAGCTGTTGGACGCCTGAAATATTTAGTTCTACTGGGTCAGTTATAGACATATGTTTTTATTCCATCTAGCTTTACATAAATAAGTATCTGTTTTCTTGTGGCACTCAATACAAAGTGTTCTGCCGTTGTCTATCGCAAAACGTAACTCAGGATAATCACAAAATGGTTTTATGTGG